TTTAGGAGAAGGACAGCATAAAATTAAACGCAAGGCTGAACAAATTGCTTGTAATGAGGCTTTAAATTTTTTACACTCTTGAACTTGAAAATTTACACCATTGAAGATTTTAGAACTTGTAAAAATTGCACCTTTTATGTATAAATGCTCACGATACCCGAAAGGAGATAAGTGTAGCAAGTTGTGAAATTCAACATTATACCCAGTGGGATTTTTACAAGTTCTAAAATCTTCAAGGGTGTAATGAATTTGGTTCTCTAGATAACATAACATTGGTTCATAAACATTATATAAACAAAAATACAAATCATATCTGTAAATCGTATTTTCAATACATAAAATAATAAAAATTTATATATTGAAAATATATAAGAAATGAGTCATTTAGAAGCTTTAAAAGAAAGATTAAAACATAAACCAGAAGTTCGTCCTAATGAAGGTGTAAGGATAATATTAGTTAAAGAAGAGATAAAAATAAAAAATGATGTTATAGAAAAAAAACCCATTATTACTGCTGAAAAAGATGAAGGTAAACGAGCGCAAGATATTTTAGAAAAAATTAAACAAAAAAAATTAACAGCTGTCATAAGAAAAATTCCAGAAGAAGAAAAGGGACAATTACTGTCAAAAGCACCTGTTATTGAACCAGACAATAAGAAAAAGCCAAAGAAATTAGATAAAAATGTTATTGTTTTAGAAGAAGAGGAAGAAAGGGTACATGAAGAACTTCCAGAAGGGGGTCCACGACTAGAAAATATGCTACCAGAAAAAGTAGGAGAACTAGGTGAACCTAATGTAGAAGAAGAATTGGGCATTTTTCCTGTTAAAGAAATAACATCTAAACCAAGAAAACGAACAACAAAAAAAGTAACAAAAGGTGTTATTGAATTAGGTCCTGAATTAATGATTGAAATTGGTGATACACCACTTGAAAAACGATTACCTCCTGTTCCAGTTGTTGATGTAAAGGTTTCAAGTTACTATATGAATAATCGTGAGATATTTGTAAACTTTATTAACGGATTATTTGAATCGTATAAAGAAGACTTATTAGATGAGAATAAGGAAATAAGTTGTGAAGATATTGGTAAAGATACAGGAGAAATTTCTCTTTTAACTCATCAAAAAATTGTTACAAAATATATAAATTTATATACACCTTATAGAGGTTTATTATTATATCACGGATTAGGTTCAGGTAAAACTTGTACTTCTATTGCTATTGCAGAAGGTATGAAAAGTGCTAGAAAAGTAATTATTATGACTCCAGCATCTTTGAGAAGAAATTATATGGAAGAAATAAAGAAGTGCGGTGATTTACTATATAGAAAAATTCAGTATTGGGAATGGGTTTCTATAGATGAACACCCTGATTATGTAGATACATTATCTGGTGCATTAGGATTACCACGAGAATATATAAGAAGAAATCACGGCGCTTGGTTAGTAAATATAACAAAAGAATCAAATTATAAAGAATTATCTTCTTCTGATAAAAAAACATTAAATGAACAATTAGATGAAATGATTAGTAATAAGTATACATTTATAAATTATAATGGGTTAAGACGTGACCGTTTCAAACAACTAACAAAAAATTTTGAAGATAATATTTTTGATAATGCTGTTGTTATTATTGATGAGGCACATAATTTAATTAGTAGAATTGTAAACAAAATTAATAAAATATCAAGATTTTCAGAAAAAAATCGTGGACCAGGAGCATTATTACCACAATCATTGGCTTTATTATTGTATGAATTTTTATTAAATGCTAATAATTGTCGCGTAGTTTTATTAACAGGAACACCAATAATTAATTATCCAAATGAAATAGGTATTTTGTTTAATATTTTGAGAGGATATATAAAAACTTGGAATTTTACTCTTAGTATTGAAAGTAATAACAAACTAACAAAAGAAACATTACAAGAAATATTTTTTAAAGAAAAAGCATTAGATTTTATAGATTATACACCTAGTTCAAAAACTTTAACAATTACTCGCAATCCTTATGGATTTGAAAATAAAATTACAGCATCATCTGGATATAAAGGGGTAACTAATGAGAAGAAGGAGAAACGGAATGATAAGGGCGACATAGAACGAGATACAAAAGGTCATATAATATATGATGAAAGGGGGCAAATATCTGATAGCGATTTTATTCAACGTATCGTAAAAATACTAAAGAAAAATAATATAATAGCTGTAGTAAATGGAACAACATATAGTGTAAATACTGCTTTACCAGATACATTAGATGAATTTATTAATGTTTTTATTAATAAAGATACTGGAAATATATCTAATGTTGATAAATTTAAACGTAGAATAATTGGATTAACATCGTATTTTAGATCGGCACAAGAAGAATTATTACCAACATATGACCGAAATTTTGATAAACATGAAGTTTATATTCCAATGAGTGATTATCAATTTAAAATTTATGAAGATTATCGTTCAGATGAGAGAAAGAGTGAGAAATCTAAAGCTGTAACTATGGATGTTAATGGCATATTTAAAGAACCTAGTTCCACATATCGTATTTTTTCGCGTTTAGCATGTAATTTTGTGATGCCTGTACCACCTGGACGTCCAACTCCTGTTGAATACAAAGAGCAGAAACTTACTAAAATTGTTGACAAACCATCTAAAAATCCAGAAGATGAAGTAGCATTAGTTATAAGGGATGCAAAACCTACAGCAAAAAACGCAAAAGAATTAGTAGAAAAATATGAACAAGAAACTGAAAATGCAGTAAAAAAATTAAATAAAAAGACAAGAGAAGATGCTAGAGCTGCTAAGAAGAAAGAAACGGAAGAAGACGAAATTTTGGTAAAAGCTGCTAAAGAAAAGGCAAGAGATGAAGCTAGAGAGGCTAAACAAAAAGAAAACGAAGATGCTAAATTGGCACGCAAAATGCTAAAATCTAATAAAAAAATTGACAAAAAAACTGAATCTATTAAAATAGCAATAATAATTCCATTTCGTGATTCAGATGCAAGTAAATCAAGAACTGCTCAACTTAATGAATTTGTAAAATATATGGAAACATATCTAAATGGGTATGATTATAAAATATTTGTCATTGAACAGACTGAAGATGACCGTAAATTTAATCGCGGTGAATTATTAAATATTGGGTTTATATTGGCGGATGAAGAAGGATATAATAATTTTATTTTTCATGATGTAGATTTGTTACCTTCTAATGAATTAAAGCATTATTATACAACAATTCCTACAATCAATCCTGTTCATATAGCTGCTGTATGGGGACGTTATGGTTCTAATCCAAAATACTTTGGTGGTATTGTCGCATTTAATAAAGAAATGTTTGAAAGAATAAATGGGTATCCAAATAATTTTTGGGGATGGGGAGGAGAAGATGATGAATTATATAATCGCACAAATAAATTTTACAGGATTATTAAAGCAAAAGAAGGTTCTATAAGAGATTTAGAAAATCTAAATTTACAAGAAAAAATGGAATATTTAAAAGAAAATAACTTAAAATTCATGCAAAAACAAGAAGCTCTTGCTCAACATGAAGCTACGTGGGAAACTAATGGGCTTTATTCTGTTAATTTTGCTTTAGAAAATGAATCAATATGTGGTAAAAATTGCGAAAAAATTACTGTAAAATTAGATGGTACAAGTGATTCAAACAAACAAATATTGGTATCTTTTAATGAAGCTTATGCGGTTGCTAATAAATATATTAAAAACATTCCTACTAAAATTTCTGCTCCTAAACTAGATATTCCAGATAATTATAATTATCCTTCAGAAGCAGACGAAACTATTTGGGAAATGTCAGATGAAGCCCTAAAAAATACTCTTGGATATATTCTTGAATATTTAAATCATTCTTGTTATATGTTATGTGTTGAGAATAGTACAGGAATTATATATAAACTTGAACGCAGAGAAACCGCAGAAGTATATAAACCAATTATAGCAAAGGCTATTCGAACTGTAGCATCTAATGATAAAATCACTTTAAAACAAAAACAATTCATTCTAAATCGTTTACAAACTGATAATGAACTCCGGTTTATGCAATGTGTTGTCAAAGAATTTAATACTAAAGATACATATGGTTCTGAATATCCTGAATTTATCAAAGGACTTAAACTCCCTGATGGTGTCTATATTCTTAATTTAACTGATGCTGTTATTCTTCGTAAAGATGGAAATCACCCATTTCCTATGGTTACAGGCAAACTTCTTGATATAGGTAAATATAAATCAAAAAAATTTATTCCTATTTTAAGTATTTCAGGACAGAAGGGGTACTATGATATTCCTATTCCTAATTATGATGATGTTATGTATATATTAGGACAAACTAATATTGATTCATCTACATTTGTAACCAATTGGAATGATAAAAAAACACAAGCTGTATTCCGTGGCGGACCTACTGGTTGTGGTTATACTACAGAAACTAATCAACGTCTAAAATTAACAACAATACAGTCAGATATGATTGATGTTGAAATAAGTGGAAAAGGGGAAACCATTGATACAACCTCTATACGGTTTGACCCAAAATATGGCATAGGTATGTTAAACACTGGTATAAAACCTGCATCTTGTTTTCTTACAATGAAAACACAAAGTGAGTACAAATACATTATTCATGTAGACGGAAATGTAAACGCATATCGTTTATTAACTACTATGTTAACTGGTAGTTTAATTTTGCGGGTAGAGAGTGAATATAATTCTTGGTTGGATAGTGTTTTACAACCTAATGTTCATTATATTCCTATTAAAGCAGATTTATCCGATCTATTAGAACAAATTGAAGATTGTGAAAAAAATAATGAACGTAGTAAAGAAATTGCCAGAACCGCAATGAAATTGGCAAGTGATATTTTACAATATCACACTTTGAGAGGAATTTTTCAATTTATTTTACAGAATATTTCTTGCGTTAGGGGCAAAATTAAAATTACACCAACATTACATAACGATGATACTGTTCCTGTAAAATCTATTAAAACAGAATTTCAAGAAGATACTTGCGAAATTTTTGATGTAGATTTAAAAGCTAAAGATGAAGAATTTGAAGGAGGAGCCAGAACAAAAAAAATAATTGAAGAGCATCATAGTCTGACAAATAATAATCCAGTTGAAGAATTTGTAGATGAACATGCTGATGAAGTAATATCAAATCGGTTGCAAGATTATAAAGATGAAGATGCCATACTAAGAGAAGCAGATGAATTGGAGGGTGATGAAATTTTAGAAAGCATGGGTAATATTGAATATAAAGAAGCCATAAAAGCATCTATGAGATATTTACAATTACATTCACGCGAGTTTTTATCACCTGAAGGATTACTAAATTATAGTCCTAAATTTTTAGCTATGTTAGACAATATAAATGAATTAGAATATCAAGGTTTACATTTAGTGTATAGTCAGTTTAGATCAATGGAAGGTATCGGTATTTTTTGTTTAGTATTAGAAGCTAATGGTTTTGCTAAATTTAAAATTAAACGCACAAGTGATAATGGTTGGGAAATTAATATGAGTGAAGAAGATATGGGAAAACCTTGTTATGCTTTGTATACTGGAACTGAAGATGCCGAAGAAAGAGAAATTATTCGTAATGTTTACAATGGTATGTGGGATTATATTCCTAATAATATTGCTACACAATTAAGAGCTAAAAGTTATAATAATAATTTAGGTGAGATTATTAAAGTGCTTATGATTACTTCTGCTGGTTCTGAAGGTATTAACTTAAGAAATACACGTTATGTTCATATTATGGAACCTTATTGGCATCCAGTTCGTATTGAACAAGTTATCGGACGTGCTAGACGTATTTGCTCACATCAAAGTTTACCAAAAGAATTACAAACTGTTGAAATATTTATTTACATTATGACGTTTACACAACAACAATTAGATAGTGATTATGCTATTGAATTAAAATTAAAAGATGTATCTAAACGTCAACCTTATCTTCCACAAACATCTGATCAAAAACTTTTTGAAATATCAACTATTAAAGAACAATTGACATCACAATTATTAAAAGCTGTAAAAGAATCTGCTATTGATTGTGCTACACATATTAAATCAAGCACAAAAGAAGGATTAGTTTGTTTGTCGTTTGGACAATCAAATGTTAATGACTGGACATATAATCCTAATTATACTCAAGATGAAAATGATACTGTTGCTGCATTAAATGTTGAAAAAATTGATTGGGAAGCAAGACCATTTACATTTAAACAAACTGGAAAACGTTATATGTTAAGAATGGATACAAAACAAGTATATGATTATGATAGTGTTATTCAATCTAAACAAGTTCCTGGATTTAGACCTATATTGATAGGAAAATTGGTTAAAAATTCACGAGAAGAATATGAAATAGTTAAAGAAAAGGTGTAATTACTCTTCCAAATTATTTTTTGATTCCGAATTCATAATTTCTATAATTTTTGTAAGTTTCAAAATCATTTCATACAGATTATCAATCTTTGTATTCATTTTATTTAATTGTTTTATTATTTCTGTTTTTGGAATAATTGGTTCATTATTTGGGGTTGGTAGTGTGATTTTATTTCTAATTATTTCTTCTTGTTTTATATCTGGTAATTGCATGCTTTTTTGCTCAATATATTGTTTTTCATCAGCATTATCATTTTTAGTTGCTTCAACTATAGGGTGTTTTTTTAGTTTCTTAAACATATTTATTGTTGATTCTTTTTCATAATTATCATCCCAAGAAACTTTTTTTATTTTTTTGTCAGTTTCATCTATTAATGTTGATAATGTAATATTATTATTACTATCAATTGATATATGTTTTAATCGTGAATTTTGATTATTTTTTATAATTGTTTTTTCAATTATTTGGGGATCATTTTTAACAGACGTTTCTTTTGGAGTTAACCATTTTTCTTGGTCAATAGTCGAAGTCGAATTATAATTTTGAAACTGTTCAATTTCCATGTTTCTTTGTGACATTTTATCTGCTACAAGGGAATCCATTGCTTTTATTTTATCATCATAATTTCTATCTGAAAAATCAAGTTCTTGGGGTTTTTGTGGTGTCATATAATTTTCCATTTCCATACGTTTTATTTCAACTTCTTTTTCATATTCAGTTTGCCTTGAAGCATGAATGTCTTCTATTTTATATGGTTCTTGAACTTCTTCGTTACTTATAAATATGCTTTTTATTTTTTGTTCTTGTTGTAAATTAGGAAATAATCTATTAACTGCTAAAACAACTTGAGATAAAAAATGTTTATTTAATTCCATAATATTTGATTTAGGATTTACTCTAGCTGTAAAATGATTAATATTACTTTCAAAAACTATTCTAACATTGTTTATTAGTTTTTTATTTGTTGAATTGATTTTAAGTTCATCTAATAAAACATCCCAAAGTAAAGCTATATTTTGTTTATTTGTGAATTGAGATAAATTCATTATATATATAAAAATTTTATTTTTATATATATTTTATGTATATTTTATGTATTTTTTTACACCTTCAGACATTTACTCCAAAAGAAAAAACCAAATATCGTATATCTGTTACACCGACCGAAAAGCACTGCGTAGTAAAATGAGACAAATAAATATATTTACTATTGATTTTATACTTTTGAATATTATTATTTTTATGCGAACTTAAATGTTCACAGGTGTAAAAAATGTAGACATAAGCATTCAAATATCACCATTATTATTATAAAAAATTTTTCTAAATTTCTGCATATATTTATCTTTTAAGATATGTGTTTTTAAATAATGTCCTGTAATCTTGTCTTCAAGCATATGTATAATAAAAAAAATAGAGTATATTCCACATTCTGTGTTTCCGTATTGATGTTCAACTGGATGATTTTGGTCAAATTTAAAATAAATAGGTTCTGATAGTTGTTTCCCTTGTTTTATAACAGTATTTACGAATTTTTCAATTTGTGGTGGAATATATTCTCCTGCACTGTCAAAAAAGAATATTGTTTTATTTTTTATATTAATGAATAATGATACCCAATGACT